CTCGATATAAGGTCATCCATCTCGTCTCTCCCCTCTGCTACAGTATTCCTCAGCTCGTGTGTACCAGTTTACGTTGATTCCAAATCCGCAATGGTGATAGTCTGGAGCGACTGTACAGGTTGGGAACTTGTCCCAGAACTTACAGTCCTTGCACCGAATCAGCACTCCGTGATTATCGCTGTACTGAAAATCCTCGCCGTCCACAATGTAGTCGATTATCATCTCAACGTGCTTCATCTCGTCTCTCCCCATAACTGCAATAGTCATCACTCGATGTATCAATCTTAAAGCGGAACACGCCATCGTCATCCCAGTACTCTCGGCGGCAACATCCCCATTTTTTATCCGGGTATTCGTGCCAGTCCTTGCAGTCTTTGCACCGCACCACGTTGACCAGATCCAGGTTCTCGTTCTGCTTTGGACTCTGTAAATCACTCATTATCTCTTCGTGGCTCATCTTTTGCCTCCGTAAAATTCGTGCTGCTATAGGGCTTGCGTTTAAATATCTCGTTTACGTTCGACACCTTCGGAACTCGCTTTGATGCGTCATGCGCATTTTTATAGCGCAAATATGACCGGTTACACTCTGCTTTGCTCACTTCAAATCATCCCCCATAATCCTGGCAAACATCGTTTTGCAGTCTGCATGGATCTTCCGCACCTCGGAAAGTGCCTCCGGCAATGTGTAATCTTTTTCTGACAGTTTATCGTGCTGAAGTGCTACCATTGCCGCATATAATGCCTTATCCAGTGTGGAGTAATAGCCGACAATGTTTTGCGTTTCCTTGCCCTGGTTCTTTCCCTTCTCAGATATCCCAAACTTGACCAGAGAATAGTCATTTGCAGATACCTCGATTCCGTAATACTGGTTCAATCTAATCATTGCTCTCATACCTCAATTCCCATCGCCTCGCAGTATGCCAACGCTGCTTTCATTTTTCGGTATCTCTCGCGATCCTTCTTCCTCAGTTCCTCGCGATGCTTCTCCTTGTACCGTCTGTTTTGTTCCTGTACGTTTCCTTTTGGATTCGTTAGCGGCTTATCATACACACACTCCGGCAACGGACAGTTTAAGCATCCGGCTTGTGGGCATTTCGCCATCTTTTTTCCCTCCGTCTTGCGTTTATTTCTTCTCTGTGTTCCTCCCGGTATTTCCTGTTCTTCTCGATTATCCTTTCCCGATTAGCCTCATAGTATTTTTTGTGATGGAGCTTGCTCTGCTCGTTATACGCTTTTCTGTGTCTGTCTTTGCACTTTTTGTCTGTGATGCGCTTGCGCTCTTTGACCTCTGGCCGCCGCCGGTATTCCTTCAGCTGCTCCTTGTGTGTCTCGCGATACTTCTGGCAAGCCTTCCGGCTGATAATCAGCCTCTTGATGTGCTTTTCGCTTAAGTCTTCCGGCAAATTGCCATATCTATCGACCAGGCACTCAGGATACGGACACTCAAGACAGCATTTAGGATTCTTGATCCCCTCGCACTTCATAAATCACCCTGTTCAGATACTCCGATAATGATTCATCTCTCCTTGATGGTGTCTCCGTAGTGCGGAACCGGAAGCCGCACATCCGGCAGCATCTCGTCCGCACTATTGAGTTGTAACCGCCTTTTCTTGTTTCAAGGACCTTTGTTTCTTTACTTCCGCACTTTGGACACTTCATTCTGTCCCCCATAACAGGAATACGGCTTTCTGGTGAATATCTCGCTTACTCTCGGCTTGTCTCCGCTTTTGATAATCGCCTGTTTAGCACCCAACTTTTTGTGATAGTGGTAATAGGGATTATCAGCATAAAGGCGTTGTCTCATTTCCTCGGTCATGCCTCACCTCACACGAACGGTAATTCTGCGTCTCCGTCCTCAACTGCAATAAAACCGTTGATTAAGTTCTCTGAGCCTCGTAAAGACGCATTTCTATCGCCGGTGGTAAAACTATCGACCGCACCCTGTTTAGGCTCTGTATAGGACTCAGAGACTGCCTGTTGGCTTTGTTTTGACTCTGCAAACTCGTGACTATTAACTACAACATCCGTTGTGTAGATTTTCTGGCCGTCTTTGTTGGTATAGCTGCCGGTCTGGATCCGTCCCTCTACAACAATCTTTGTCCCCTGGTGCAGATACATCTCCGCAAAATCTGCCGACCGTCCGAAACAGACACATGAAATAAAATCTGCCTCTTTCTCCTTCGTCCTTCTGTCAACGGCTAACGTATACCGCGCGACCTTTGTTTCGCCTCTTGTTGCTACCTGTGGATCTTTGGTGAGTCGCCCCATCAAAATCACTGTATTCATTTACTCGCCTCCTTCGTAAGTTTCGTTTAATCCCCTGCTTCTTCTCCACGCCCGGACTGCAAGCTCCGACCATGTATAAGTTCCTTTGTTTGTGATCGCTATAAACGGATAACCTCGAATAACCCTGACACCGCCCATAACCTCAAGAGTGCTGCCGTCTGGATGCCTGTCTCTGTACCGCCGCACATCGTCAACGCTGATGGCCTCCATCATTTTGCGGTCATAGCGGACCGGCAAATCACTTACGCCCATAATTGCCAGGTCACTTCGCACACTCTGCACGGATACTCCTAACAATTCGGCTATTCCGTCTATCACCAGTCCGTTTGTGTACATCTGCAAAACCTTTTTCCTTCGTTCGGCTATAGTCATTTCAGCTCCATTTGCTATAGACAAGCTTTTTCTTGTCCCATCCCGGATAGATGTTTTTCAGATACTCTTCAGCTGCTTCCAGATACACTGGTCTATCAATCGTGTTGTCCATCCTGTAGTGACAATCCGGGCAAGCTGTGATGATGTTTTCCTCAACTCCCAGACCGCCGTGACTTCGTGGAATAAAATGCGCATTAGGTAAACCGCTGTAAGATCCGCAAAATATGCACCGGCTGCCATCTCTGGCATAAACAATGTGTTTGACTTCTTGCGATATATCGCAGGCCTTAGAACGCTTACTCTTAAATCTCACTTCCAGGCTCCCATGTATTCAGATCGCCACTTTTCTACAAGCTCATCCCTTACGGAGTATTCCGGCATTCGTATCGGCAAGGCCATTTCTTTAACTCTTGATGTAAGCCGTTGATTCTTTGAACACTTGCCCATATCCATGTTTGATGTGAAGAAAGTTAGTTTGTGCTTCGCGTATCGGTAATTGATAAGACCGAAAAGGATACTCTGCACCCATTCCTGTTTATCGTCTTCCGCTCCAATATCATCCAGAATCAGCACGGAACAATCTTTGTATTTCTGTGCGTCCTGTTCTCTGTGTGCTTGCAGATAATCGTTCGCTGTCACAAACTTCAGCTGCAATCCGCGCTTGATTAGTTCGTTCCCGATAACGCAGGCAAGCATCGTCTTGCCGGAACCGGGAATATCAGACCAGAAATACAGACCGACTCCATCACGGATATTCATGTCAAGGTTGAACAGATACCGGTTGACAAGATCCATCTGCGCTTTTGCAGCTCCCTTGTAGTATTTCCAGTCAAAGTCTTTTAGGCTTGCATTCATGTGTTCAATCGGCATACCGGTTGTTTTTACTATTCCGGTCATGTCTTCCTCGGTCGGATAGAAATAGTCCTGGAGAAAGTATTTCTTGTCTTCATCCGACCATTCCGGGACACTGTATGTCACAAGCCATCCGTCCCCAAGGTCAACCGCTTTCTCTACCAAGACTGTCAAGGTTGTTCCGTCTTGCAAAGAAATCTGGTCCGTCATACCTACTTTGGTTTGCATAATACCTGCGCTCCATTTCTCCCATTCCGTCATCTGCCTGTTTCGGTTTGTCTTCTTCCTTCAGCGGATACACTGTCTTCCATCCATGCTCTATTGCCGTTTCAATCATCAGCACTTGCTCGTCTGGATCTGTTGACAGTCTCCGCAGCCGCTTTGCGAATATCTGTACTGCGTTATCCGTCATAGGACTTTTAATTGTCTTGCGGTGTTCACGGAATGCTTTTATTGCTTCGTTCACCTTCTCGTTATCTGAAAAGGGGACTATAGGGGTTTTATTCTTTACATTCTTTACTTCTTTTATTTCTTGTTTAGTGTTCACTTGTTGTTCAGTTGTTGTTCGCTTGTTGTTCACCCGGCGTTCAGTTTGCTGTTCACATAACTGGTATTGATTCCAGTTTGTTATGGTTATAAGCCGTCCGTGAGACTTCGTTTGCTGTTCAATCTGCTGTTCGATTTCGAAGTCTTTTAGCACTCGTTGTACCTTTGCTTCTGACAAGTCCATTTCAAGTGCTATCTTCTTTCTGCCGGTGACAAGCTGCCCTGGCTGAAGTGTTATCTTCTTGCCCTCGAAAAGCGTTGCGTGTTCTTCGTGCGTTGCCATTAGGAGCAGATAAGTCCAGATCGCAAGATGCGCAGCGTCCTTACAGACAATCGGATTCTTCAGTGTTTTCCTGTGAAGTTTTATCCATCCGTTTTCCATCTGCTTCCCACGCTCCGTACATATCCATGAAGTCTTCCAGACTAAGAGTTACAAGCCACCCTTCCCTTGCTTTGTGGTGGAAGACAACCGGCGTTCCGTCCTGTCTCTTCTGTGCCTCTTCTACGGCTTGCTTGTATGCCTTCCGAAGGTTCAGATGTTCTACCGCCTTGCACTCGATGTGGATACCGGGAAGGCCTATTACATCGCTTTCGTGCTGAAACACATAACCGCGCCGCACTCCGTATCCGTAGAAGTCCCGGAGAATGTGCATAAGCTCAAGCTCATACCGCTTTCCCTTCTCCCTGCTCGCCTTTGCTTTCTTGCTGTCCATGACTTAATACCCCTTCAATAGCTGTGTTCATTACCAGTCTGAAATCATCGTCCTTGTACTCTGGGTAGCTGCTCAGCTCAAACCACAGCAGAATCATGCATTCCCTCAGTCTTTCAAGTAGCTTCTGATCGTAATCGCTCATAGTTTCAACTCCTGTTGTTCTGTCTTTGCATGGTTTATTTCGTCTGTTTCTATCGCCTTCCGCTTCTTATCCCACATCCCCAGAAGGATCTTCAGCTGACCTGGACTCATAGTCTCGATACCTTGTGCTTTGCACTCTGTCACTGTTCCATCAATGAGTTTTGACATCTCAGCAGTATCGTAGGTACTGGATCCACGGTAAACGCGATACCAGTAAGCACCGTCTGTCCCGACCTTGATTAGCCATGTGTGGAGATACTCGGCTTGATACATCTCTTCCGGCGGCACGTTTGTTTTTATTACCGCCTGCTGCCCTTCCAGATAAAGGACCTGACCGTATGCAGCTATCAGATGGTTTTTACATTCAGCCATTGATATCTGCATTGCCTGCCGCAGTTTGTCGCAGAGGACATGAAAATAACTGTTAGCCGACAGGCTCCGCTTTTCTCTGTGTTCCTCAAAGGTGATATCAAGGTCTTTGTTCTGGTACTTCTCGACATCCTCCGGGGCGGCAGCCATTTCAAAAGCAACTACCGCCCTCTTCGATGGAAAGGAGATGGATATAGATTTAATGCTTCCCTGTGTTTGCACGTTTCTTCTCCATGATTTCCTTCTGCTTCTGGATTAGTGCTGAAGCCTCCCGGAATTGCTCTTCGGTCATGTCTCCAATACTCTGGAGTCCGAATTTCTCAAGAATCTTTTCCAGTGGGATACCGGCGTTCTGTGCAGCCGTACTGATCGCGCCCATTTTCACAGTGTCGATTTTCTGTGCCGCTATCTTCTGTGTCTTCTTCAGATCGTTGACGGCCTCTTTGCCCTGGTATTCGTTCGTGTCTGCGTCTTTGTTGTCATCAATAAGAAACAGACCGTTTAATGCGTATTTACGCGCATAGGAAGAAGCTGTGCCGGTTATCTGTGAATCATCCATGCCCTTCTTTGATAGCGGCTCCCTTGCGTATGCCTGAGTTGCCCAGGTATCACCGTTGGACAGGAGAAGCCTCGCCTCCGCTTTGATGTAATAGCGGTCCCCGATCTGCTCGATGTAGTCTGTCACAGTAAGGGAAGCATCATACTTTGCCAGAATCGGCTTTACGGCTTCCAAAATGTCTTCACAGCTTCTGTAGTTGTAGCCGCCGAAACTGTTTCTCTGGTTCTTAGGAGCCTTCAGCTCCGTCTGGATCTTTACTAAATCACTCATTCTTCGTCTCCCTTCGGCTTCGTGAATTCGAAGTCATCCCATCCGAACACATCGCAGAGAGTCTGGATATCAATAGCCGAACACGCCTTCCTGACATCCGGCTTGTGGCTAAACCACTCTCTCTTCGCGATCCGGTGCAGCACTTCAATCTGTGTCAGTGCGTCCTCTCGAAAGTACTCCACGCAGATGTTCTCGCAGTCTTCGCAGTCTTCATCGCACTTGCTGAACGGAAGGTCATCTTCCGTCATCAGCTGAAGGTCATCAATTACGCCCTTGATAATGTCTTTGTTTGTCATGTGTAATACTCCTTAAAATGAATACAGTTTTCGTGATAGTGTTCTTCGTTTATGACTGTGTACCAGTCCCCCGGATAGATCGGCTCTCCGCAGATACCGCAGACCGGATATTCTTCTGCTTCTCGCTCCATCTCCAGGTCATGCATTGCTGCGTCATGTACCGGGTCATCCGTCCACATTTTCTTCTCCCATCTGTTTGAGGATTTCTTCCATCTGCCGGATAGCGGACTGAATCTCATTGATTTTGTTTTCCGGGGAATTGGCACCGGCTTTCTGGTTTTCAACGATGTTCTTTACGTTTGCGTAGAACGCAGAAAAAATAATGTGTTTCATCGGAAGTCCTCCCTTGAAGTGAAATAGATAATGGTTGCACCGGAGGCAAGCAGGGCAATGGGATACAGAAGATTTTCACTGTCCATTGCCGAGCCGCCTAAAAAGAAGAGGAAAACACCTACAAAGCGCATGACAGATTGAAGTACCGCGCTGAGTATGCTAAAATAATTATTGGTGTGGTGGGGCCTTGCAGTTAACATGGTGTGCTGTGGGGCCTTCACTTTTTCTCTCATCATCTGCCTCCTTTTACGATCTCTACGATTTGCTCGTCTGTGTAGTGACATATCCTTATCAGTTGCCTCAGTTCCTCTAACTTAAGTTCCTCTGGTCTTTTCAGCCGGTTGTAGAAAGTTGTCTTTCCTATCCGGCTTTTTTTCTGGATCTCTGCCGGTTCGTAGCCGGTGTTAACCTTCGCGTAACCGATCAGACTATCCGCAGTTGTGTCTACCCTCATTTCCCTCCTTTCTACATGAATTTAATTCATGTTATTGGGCAAAAAAATATCCCCTATTGTGACTCCAAAGTAATCTGCAACCGCCATTACTTTGCTGACAGCCACGTTAGAGATATCCTTTTCCCAGGCATTGTAGGTCTGGACTGAGATCCCCAGATCCTCTGCCGCCTTTGCCTGAGTTACGTTCTTTCTTGCTCTCAGTTCTTTAAGCGTAAACTGCAATGCCGCACCTCCTTTCCACATGATTTTCTTTCATGTTCCTATACAAACTATAAAGGCACGGCTCTAAGCTGTCAATAGCTAAATTGAATATTTTTCTTGTTTGTTAGATATTTCTGACACTTTGTATTGAAATGTATTCAAGTCTACTTTAATATTAAAGCAAAGGGGGGATAGAGCTATGACGCTTTCAAAAAATATACGGTTCTTAAGAAGAAAAAGGGAAATGTCGCAAGAGCAGCTTGCCGATTTGTTAGGCTACAAGTCCTATACAACCATACAAAAATGGGAGTCTGGCGTATCTGAGCCGCCCATTAAGGTGCTTCAAAAAATAGCTGAGATATTCCATGTGGATATCAATGACCTTGCATCAAAAGACTTAGAACATCCAGAAGTCCAGTTTTTGGGACAGCATCCTGAGTATTATTACGATGAAGATGCAAGAGAGCTTGCGGAATTCCTGTATAACAATCCGGCTTATAAGACTCTTTTTGATGCATCAAGGAAGGTTAAACCGGAAGACCTGGAATTCGTGCGGCAAATGATTGAACGCATGGGAGGCTCAGATTGATTACTACTTTTGTTTGTCCGATGCCCGGAAGAATCAGAAGTTACACAGTAAGAAAAGATGGATTCTACACAATCGTTGTAAATGAAAACTTATGTGAGGAGGCGAGGCTGAAAGCGTTTAAACATGAAATGGACCACATTAATAACGGAGACTTTGATAAAAGCTGCTCAGCGGATTTAATCGAGATCCGCGCTCATGGAGGCACAATATGATTACACAGACTGCAAAAGATATTTGTTTCTCCGGCGTTTACAACATTGTAATTAACATTGCAGTGTTCGCAATGTTCTTCTCAATGTATATACAAGTACTGTCTTCTATCTTGTCTGTTATCGACCACTTCGTCAGGGGAAACAAGATTAGAAACGATTTAATCATCCCGGAAAAATGGTTCGGAATGTACTTTATGGGATATCTTCTGTACTGTCTCGCACAGCGTCACAGCTCATGGAATATCTTTGCTGCTCTGCCTGTCTACATCGGCATAATATCTCTGTTCTGGACTGCATACGAAAGATGGGGAAAGAAAGATGGGAAGAACACAGTTAAAGGCGCATAAGCTGCCGTCCGGAAGCTACAGAGTTCAAGTCTATCTGGGGAAAGACGAGAACGGAAAAAGGATTATGCGCTCCTTCACGGATCCAGACGAGAAGCACGTTTTATCTCTTGCTACTCAGTACCTGGACGAACACCGAGACGCACAGGAAAGCGGTTCCTTTGGTGCGGCTATGAATGCCTTTCTCGCGTCCAGAAAGCCTGTTCTAAGCCCTTCAACCATGAGAGCCTATATAACTATCTCAAACACCCTTAAAAGCGATTACAAAGCCTTCTGCGGCAAGAATATGCGTACCATAAAAGGCAGAGATATTCAGAACGTTATAAATGATTTGTTACTGGAACACGAGAACCGGCACAGGCTACAGAAGGGAACAAAGAAATTATCTCCAAACACAGTCAGAAACTATGCCGGTTTTATTTCTGCTGTCTTCCGCTCCCAGGGAATCAATATGCCGGTTGTGAAACTACCGACAAAGGAAAGACCAAAGCTGAACGTGCCGGACGAACACACAGTAAAAGAGATCGTTGCCGCTGCCAAAGGGACAGACTTAGAGATTCCGATACAGCTTGCTGCATTTGGTCCGCTTCGCCGTGGGGAAATATGCGCTCTGACTACAAAAGATATAAAAGGGAACGTGGTTCATGTGTCTAAGGATATGGTTGTGGACAGGGACGGAGTATGGCATATAAAAACTCCAAAGACATATTCTTCTAACAGATTTGTCGAGATGCCGCCAAAGGTTATTAAGGCAATAAAGAAACAGGGATACGTTACGAAGCTGACACCCAAGCAACTATCAGATAAGTTTGATGATCTCTTGAAGGGATTAGATATAGAGGGAGTGCGCTTTCACGATCTGCGGCACTTCTGCGTGTCTTATCTTCACTCACAGGGAGTGCCGGATGCCTATATCATGAAGCGTGGTGGTTGGTCTACAGATTCAACTCTTAAATCTGTTTACAGACATACTCTCGCGGACCAGGATAAAAAGCAGACAGAAATAGCCATCGAAAAATTCAACTCTTTTTTATAATGCCATTTCGTGTGAATATTCGTGTGAATATATTGTCTAAAATGGCGGTTTTTAGTTCAAAATCCCGAAATGCAATTCAGAATTGTACAGAGAAAATAACGCCGAGAAACCGCAGTAAATAAGCATTTTTCCAGTAAGAAAGGGAGATACAATTGTATCTCCCTTTCAAGTCGGAGTGACGTGATTTGAACACTTTCTAAATCTTTGGGAGTCCGCTTATTTACTGGTGATTCACAGTGCGTGTGAATATCCGTGTGAATTATTGGTAAGGGTTAGACCAGTTGCTCCGCGCCATCGCGTTAAAGTATCCGGCCTTCTGTTTCTTCGAGTAATTCGATTCATCCAGATATCCTGTTATCTCTCCCTTCGTCAGACTTCCGCTGTTGTCAGCATCCATCGAATGCCAGATATTAGCATATGACTCTGGTGAATAATCGGACAAGTTCGGAATACTCTGATACCTCGCAAAGGATGGTGAAGAAGTCAGGTCCCAACTAAACCCATAGTTGTTATCTGCTGTCCACTGTCCCTTGTTAGATGTTAGCGCAGATTTGTCTGGCTTTGTGTAGTGGTGTGTAGTAGTTTGTTGCGGTTTATTGCTGTTAGCTGTGGTTTCTTCTGCTGTGGATCCATATGGATTCTTTGCAGTACTAAGTTTACCAAACCAATACTCGCGGTCTGCATCTGTCAGATCCTGTCGGCTATCAAGATAAGATTTAATTTCATCTTTCTTTGTTCCGGCATTTGCTTTCAGTTCCTGGTATAGGTTGATTCCTTCTTGTCCTCTCTCATCGTAGATTGTACCTACTTTATCCGAGTAAGTAATACCTGTCGACTTGATGTTGTTGCGCTTACCAATCTCATTTATAAGACCTTCTGCGCCGCCTTCGTTATACACTTCTTGTAACGCACGATACTGTCCTGTCAACTCAGCACCTGCTACCTCGTTTTGTGTAACCTTTTTCGCGTAATCGTATAGTGACGGAATCAACTCTGCACGTTCAGCATCATCCATATTCTGGTATGCTTCACTGTCTACAAACGCCTGAGTAAGTTCATCCTGTAGCTGTCCTTTGGTCTGCTGATAACGCGACCAGTCTTCCGGGGAAAGTTTCGCGCCATTTACTTCTGATTCTGTAGACTTGATTTCCGGGATAACACTATCATCCCCGATAGAGTCTGCCAGTCTCCGCAGTTCATTATCTCTCGCGTTGCTTGTATCATCAGAGTATGTGACCGGCGAACCTAAGTTAAATCCGAGTCTGCCCATAAATGAGCCGCCGGTATTCTCTACTTCGCGTCCCCAGACATCATAGGTCTTTTCGAGGGAAAGAGGATTGTCAATTCCTCTTGCCTCAAGAGTATCACCGAGTGCCTGGAGTCCCGGAATCTTAGTAGTCAGGTATTTACCGCTCTGCTCTACCTTCTTCGAGAGTCCGGTCTTGTCAGAGTATGTGCTTCTCTTGTACGGATCTATAGAAGTTTCTATCTTCCGTCCAAGTGTGGGCAGCATCTGGCTTGCTAAGTTGCTAACTGTTTGCGTCCCGATACTTGTCCATACATCCGCGCCGCCCTGCGCACTTCTCGCAGCCGTCAGAACATCGGACAAACCAGACAGCATCGTCATATCAGTTACGCTATCAGCAATGGCTCCAAGACCAGTGAACAGGGAGTTTATTGCATCCTCACCCTGATTCTGTCTTGCACTCTCAAGCATAGTAGCACCAATGATAATCGGTGCAGATGCCGGAGCCAAGTCTCCGATACCGATAGACTTATTGCCGATATGGATAGACACATTACCAACGCCGGTTGCCTTGTCGAAGTTCTTTTCCTTATCAGACTTATCCGCGCCTACAGTAACAATGCCCTCATGCGCAAGTGCCGCACCGATAGCAAGAGCCGCAGTGCCGGTTGCAGTCTTCGCGATATCATCAATGAAGTCTGCCGCACTCATAGCACCCTGTCTGAATTTCGCCAGATCGGATACTAAGGTAATTGCACTCGCCGGACTGTATTGATAGATACTGGAAACGATGTTTGCCGGAGTCTTCTTAAACGGTACTGTGACATCCAGAAGAGTTCCGAACAGTCTTGTTGCACCGCTGTCTGATTCTCTCAGAGTCCTTGTAAAGTTCCCGAAGTTCTCAGCAATAGCGTTCTTTTGGTGGAATGCAGCCTCTTCAGCTTGATGAATAGCATACGCTCTCGCATTCTCCAATACCTGTTTAGATGTGTCATCTGTTGCGCTGAAGATGGAAGCATCGTGTCCGTTTGCTTTTAAATACCCTGCCAGACTGGTCTGGTATTTCGCAACCATTGACATTTCATCTTCTGCACCGAGAGCATTTGCGTTGACATCAGATATCTTATTTAAGGCTTTTCCGATAGCTGTATCATCGCTCCATGTCTTCCGGGCCTTTTCGATAGCGTCTCCGACATCGTAGTACTTATTGCCGGATATCTGCCGATATGCGTTATCTAATGCGTCCTGTCTCGCCGCTTTTACAAGGTCTGCGTCAGCTGCGGTCAGGAAGGATTTAGTCCGCTCAATTCCTTCGCCGCCAATCGCCCTACTGGCATAATCTGCCGCCTGTTCGATAGCAGCCGCAACATTATTCTTGATGCCGACTAAACCGCCAAAAGTAAGGTTGCCGTTCATGTTCCTAATGTGCGTTGTGGGATTAGCAAGCATCATCATATAACGCCACTGGTCAAACTTATCTTTGAAGCCTTTACCGGCTCCAATGTCATTAGCCAGAAGCTGATATGCTCTGCTTTCCAGATTCACATAATCCTTACTGTTGAAATTGTACTGGCTTGCTTCGTCAAACAGCTTTTCTACTGCATCAATCGTATCTGCCTTAACTCCCATACTCCCGGAAGAAGCAAAGAAGTCTAAGTGCTTTGTAATATCCGCAGTCTGCCGGTCCATAAGGATCTTGTCCACAGCATCCATGCTGAGTCCGCGAAGTGCCTTTTGTGTCTGTTTGCTCTCTCCTTTCAGCATCTTTTGAATAGCATCAGTGAAGTCTGCACGGAGTGCAGTTTTCGCGCCTTCATCTGTGCCGTTCATGATCGCTTCTGCGTTGTGGTCCGTCAGATACTTTGCCAGTTTCTGGGACAGGTCTTCAATGCCGCTCTGAGCTTTTCCGTGCTGCTTAACAAACTTATCCACAGCATCAGACATCATATCCATAGACTTCTGGACTGCGCCTTGTGCAGTCCTGGCATAATATCTGATAGCAGCGTTAAACTGGCCGCCTGCCGTAGCATTCTTTCTCGCCGCAAGCATGATGTTCTCAGCTTTGTTGGCATACTCTGCCGCTTGTGCTGCATTGCCTGCTGCCTTCGCTTCCTGTGCCATCTTGTTATAGGTGAAGGAAGTGGTGTACATATTGTGGAGATCCTCGCCGGACATTTCGTTCGCCTTCAAATCTCCAGTCATATAGCGGTTATAGGTTCCTTCAAGGTCATTCTGTACATTAGCCTGTGCTTGCTGTGCCAGTTGCCGTTCGTTGTCAGGATCGTACCAGAAGCCATCCCTCTTCGCATACGTTGCTTTCTCAGCATCAGAAAGTGTTTCTGTGTTCTGAAGAGTGTTATACATTCTGGACAGCCGCTTTCCTTCCGGTCCTTCTGGAATCGGTTCCGGCTGTGGTGCCGCCGGTCGCGGTTGCTCAATTCCCTGTTCTGCCATATGCACTTCATCAGCCATACGGTCAAAGTCTGCATCCGCATTTGAAGGACGGACAGAAGGAATCTCTTCCGCAGCCATTTCCTGTTGCAGCTGCCGTGCGTCAATGCTGATTGAATCCTCGCCATTGTCGATAGCTTCAGCAACACTGCGGTTCATGGAAGGGATCTCTTCCGCTGCCTGATTCGCCGGTCTGGCAATATTAGGCTTATGCGGACCAAAGAGTTCTTCAATATCTCGCACATCATCTGCCGTAAGTTCCTGGATCGTATCATCACCATATTGCTTTATAAGGTCCTGATATTCCTGATAGAGATAATCTCCTCTCTTCACATAACCGTTTAAAGCCGTTTCAGGATTATGCGCAGTATAAAAATCATTGCTGTTCTTGCTTGCCTGGCTGATAAGGTCATTAAGCTCAGTACCTGATACCTGTGCAGATGCTTCATCAAGGTTAGTAGTCAGCTGAATGCCGGAGTTCTTCATGCTCTTGTTGAGCCGCTCCAGAGTATCACTCTGCTTGCCTCTTGTAGTAAGTCTTCTGAGGTCCTCTTTCGATATAGCGACCTTTGCCACTTCGTCTTCAGACATGATACCGAAGTTCTGCCTGATCGTTTTCGCTTCGTCCGCAACTCTCGCTATTTCGTCAGGATCCACAGATTCAGACTGGAGCTTTCTCTGCACTTTAGAAATAGCATTCCTTGCATTCTTTCTCGCCTGTTCCAGTTCTGCTGTGCTTATCTCTCCGTCAGCATACCTTCTTGCAGCTTCATCCCACTCCACAGAGCGCATGATAGCTTCATCCGCTCCAGGAATAGCCTTATTGCCGATAGCATCGCGGACTGTGCTTGCCGTCTGAGAATTGTTGATATTATCGTAAGTCCGCAGATTCTGCGTAACTGCATCGACCGTGGAACCATCAACGCCGCTATTCTGAAGAGTCTGTTTCAAAGCGTTAGCCGCTTCATCAATGTTCTCTCCGTTTGCTAACGCATCAGATAATTGCTGCACTCCTTGCTTCGCGTAAACATCGCCGGTCTGGTTTGCAATATCATCAAGGTTCCGCATTGCATTGCTGACATTCTCAAGCGGATTAGCAGCATTTTCCAGTTTCGGAATGTTCACAGCATCAGGCTGAACGGACTCTGTGATTCCTCTCAAAGAACCATCGTTCACAATTGCCCCAGGATCTGCGCCTCTGAAAAGGGAAGGAATCTGCCCAATAACCTCGCCGCCAATGTTATACATAAGATTGGTGTTAAGGTTCTTCAGCGTATCCTGTGCCACTTCTTCTGGAGACAATCCATTCCGTAGGTTCTCATACTCAGTGGGGATAGTGTCCAGAGCAATATCCGCAAGTTCACCAGTAGCAAGACGCGAAGCTGCACCGGCAAGAGCCGCTCCACCGGCACTAAGTTCTCTGCCGCCAGTGATAGCAGCTTCAAGAGCCGGAGTAACTCCAAGAGCTTCAAGAGCAGAATTCACACCGGCATACTGCATCATCTTACCGCCCATAGTGCCTGCGCCGGTAATGATAGGATGCTGAGTCCGAGCTGCACCAGTAATACTCTGGTTAAACTCTTCCGCTTCCTCTGCCGTATTTCCGCTGAGTCTGTTTATCGTGTTGCTGACTACGTTTCCTGTGAGGTCATCTAATACTCTGCCAACGCCTCTAAAGGAATCAACAAGGCCATTAGTAAACGCAGTGACAGGATTCGTCTTCGCAGAGATAATAGACATCTTCTCAGCGGTTCCGTCTTCCAGGTCTTTCGGATCTCCAACGAAACGCCCTGCGCGGACATTCTGCCGGATGTAATCACTTGCCGCTTTCTCCGCTTCTGCCTCTTCTTCCTTGCTGATTTTGGTGGTGGGGTCTGCCCATCTGTCAATCTTGCTTCCCTGTTCCTGTCTCTGGAGTCCGGCACCGGTTGTAATATCCTTGATGGACAGTCTTCCTGTGTTATCCGGCTCTTCCGGGACAGCGTTAGGAACCTTTGCCTGCGCATTTGCCGGTTTAGCACTTAAAGCTTCTGCAAGGTCTTTCTGAATCTTCGGATTGTACGCTTCAGCTTCCAGATCGGAAGGACCGAGCCGCCCTGCCTGCACCTTCGCAGCCTTCTTTGAGTCCGTTTTTTTGGACAGCTGAGAATCAACCGCTTTCTTCTGTGCCGGAGTCAGCATATCGTACATAGTCTTATCGACTTTGCCGTTCTTCTTCGCATCCTGTACAACTAAATCTGTAGCACGGTCAAGCTGAGTCTTTGCATCTGGTGCGCTCTGGGCCGTTTCAAGAGCCTTTTTACCCTTCTTAGTAGTATTTGCCGTCTTCGTCTCTTTCGGCTCTTCTACAATACTCTTTGTTGCTCTACGGCTGCTTCCAGAAGACACACTTCCAGAACCAATCGAAGGAACAGGCCGAGAGTTATACTGGCTCAGAATCTGCTCTGCTAAATCATCATACTGATCGCGTGTAGCCGCCTTCAGATTCTGCTGAATAGCATCCTGATAGTCAGTCCTTCCAGTCAGATTGGTATAGTCAGTCTGCATCTTCGTGAATGCGTCTCTTGCCTGATTCTGTAAATCAGTATTCGATTCAAGCTGAGTGCGAAGGTTAGAGATATTCTGCTGCTGTTCCTGTGCAGTCTGTCTTCTTCCAGACTGTATCATCTGCGCAGTGTTCATATCCCTTGCCATATCATCCAGACTTCCCTGGTATTGCTGAATAGAAGGAATAGTCTGTGAAGCCGCCAATGCCTGTTGGGCAATCTTCATGTATTCGTCATCCTGATAGGGCATTTTTTTCTCCTAAAAAAATATGTGGGGATACCCCGAAGGATATCCCCACTTTTTCATTACGCCGCTAACTGTCTGAGGATCTCAGCCAAAGTGTTCTGGTCCGTGATTCCTTGCTGTACCAGATTCTGTGCTATCTGCGCTGCACTCGCTCCGTTGTTCCGCATCAGTTCAGCCTGTGCCAGTGACCGCTGATAAAGCTGTGCGTTGTTCGTAGGAGTTGCCTGCTGTGTAGTTACCGGATTGTAGATGTTCTGGAGTTCTGCCATAGCTTTGTTGTATGCGCTCCAGTCTTCCGGGTTGTTGTACTGGACCTGATCGAAGCCGCTTGTATCAATCTGCTGCTGTGCATTAAACAGTGCCTGCTGTGCTTCCGGTGTCAGAGACTGTACCAACGCTTCCGGCGTGATGCCTGCCGAAGATGCCGCCTGATAGACCGCCTGTGCCGGACTGTAATTAAATCCGTTAGGAGCTGCTACAGACTGGTAAGCCGCAAACGGAGCTGCGCTGTAGTTCGCGCTGTTTGCCGCAGTCCTGTAAGCATCATTCATAGCACCGGCATTGAAGGAAACTGAACCGCCATAGTTCGCCAGATAGTCATACATCGCGTTCCTGTACGCCTGCTCCAGTGCGTTCGCCTGAGAAGTGTAGTCACCGTAGAAAGAAGTGTACGCATTCTCATTCGACATCCGCGCATTGGCAAGATTCGTCAGGAAGTTTCTGTTGTTCTCCTCGACCTGGTTCTTGCTGTTCGTGTAGTTGCCGTAGAACGTGTTGTAGTTCTCGTTGACCTGATTCCGGCTATTCGTCAGATTCTGAAGGAAGGTCAGATAGTTGTTCTCGTTCGTGTTCCGAGCGTTCGTAATATCGCCGGTGAACGAAGTGTAATTGTCTCTTGCGTTATTGAGTGCGCTCGTTACCTGAGACAGGAAGTTTGTTCTGGTATCATTCAGATTTCCGAACATGGAAGTGTAGTTACCACGAACGTTAGTCAGCTGATCCTCAATAGCGTTCAGCAGCTGCGCTCTTTCCTTCTCAGACTGTGCAAGAGAATTAAGCCGCTCCTGTGCCATATTGGAAGTATTCGTGTTGTACACGTTCTGAAGGGAAGCAATGTTCCTCGCCAGAGTATCGGAGATATTATTCAGCGAAGACTGAAGAGCATTCGACATCTTCGCGTTCGTAGTCTCAGAAGCACCGCCGGTCACACCCTGTGCCGCAAGAGACTGATTGATGTTTCTGCTCTGAAGTCTGTTATTGATGTATGCACTCTGCTGATTCTTCTCTGCATCCTGTCTTGCTTCGTTCGTCTGGTATGCCAGATTATCCGCAAGCATCCTGAGTGCTTCCTGGTATGCCTGTTCTACATATGCGTTTGCAGCTCCATAACCGGAATCAATTCTGCCGGAGTTGAGTTCATACGCCTTCTGTCCCTGAGACAGATAATCTTCAATAGCCGCAGCTGTCGCATCGTAATTTTTGTTACCCTGTGCCTTCAGAGTATTGATATCAGCAACATTAGCCTGATAGTTCTGCTTGCCGGTTGCCGCCCACTGATTGATATTTCTGGTGTTGGTGTTATAGGTGTTCTTGCCGGACACGCCAAGTCTGTCCAGATTGGCCATGTTCTCTTTCTTAGTGTTCTGCCCGACCTTCAGCCATTCGGCAAGCTGTGCAAGGGAATTCTGATAAGTCTGTTTGCCCTGTCCTTCAAGGTTGTTCAGAGTGCCGACATTGTTGTTATAACCTTCGCGACCGCGATTAAAATAATCATTCAGTCTACTGGTGTTCGCGCCGTACATCGCGTCAAGCTGTGCCTGCAACGCCGCAGCCTGTGCTGCTGCTTGTGCAGCATAATCTGCCTGTCCAGATGAACTACTACCGCCGGAAGAGCCGCCTCTGCCGCCGCCAGAAGAACCGCCACTGGATCCACCACTATAAACATTATTGCCGGTCCCGGTATCGGTATAGTGCCGAACATTGTTTACCAGGTTACCGCTATACACCGGTCTTACACTTGTAGGAGTTGTTTCTTCTCTTAAATTAGGCATCTAATTATCCTTTCTTCACATAAGTAAGTGATACCCAACCATCTACGCCGGATAGCTTCGCCCATCCGTTTAACTCTGCTTCGAACGCAACGCAGATACCTTTCGGCAACAGGAAGTTGTGACCGCCGACCTGGACTATATCCCCTCCGGGATAGGTCCTTACGTTGAGTGCTGAAGCTGTGACCACGCCGCCATAACTAACGGCTTTTGGTTCTCCCATGCCGTATTTCGATAGATCGTATTTCTTCACGGCATTTAGGATACTGTTTACATAGACAGAAGATGTTGCCCATCCTCCGGCTTTTAATGCTTTGGCGAAGTCCTCTGGATTCCTCGCAGCTTTGCAGGCGCGATAGTTTGAGTAGTTCAAAAACTTGAAATACCCTATAACGCCTTCCACCATGTTTGCGTATGTGCGGAAGTTGTCGCGTATCTGCGTTATCGTGCCTTTGGTATACTCCTCTCCTGTGGCCATATTCACTGTGGATCCAGTGTAGCCGCTTCCGGCTTTCATGCCCCAGTAGTTGTGATAACGTGAAGCCAGTGTAGAGAGTCCTCCACGATAGAAGGACTCAACACAAGCCTGCGCTATCATCGCCGGTACTACTGCAATGGAATAACCATTAGCCAGAGCGTATTTCTGGAGAAGAGGGCCTATCTCTCTGATAAAATCACTCTGTGTCATCCCACACCCTCATTCTCTTTGTAGTACTGATTTGAAGAGATACCGAGTAGCGCACCGAGGAAAGCATCGACCGCAGTTATGGTTCCGACTATCTGCTCACCATACGGAAGTTCCCAGATAGACGAAAGCGCAAAGTACAGTGTGCCGAACGCCGGAAGCACGATCTGCGCAATAAACTTCAACACATCATAGACTTTGTTTGTCATGCTCCTCTTCCTCCATTCTCAGTAGTTTTTGATACAATTCAGTAGCTACATCATTGCCGCCCAGATTGTGATAAGCCTTGTAGACCTTCTTCACTGATTCCTTCGCATATATCGGACAGAAGCCTTTATCTGTATAGCGGTTGTAGTTCTCTACAATAGATTCGCGGAGAAGTGCCTGTACACCCTCCGCGATTGCTTCATTCTTTAGTTGCTCTTTCTTCAGCCGCGCTGACACATTTTTATATCCCCATCCAAGGGCAGCCATAAGAGCAGCAAATATCCACTCAACCCAGTGAGTGGTGATATATGCTATCATTTACTCCTCCACTTCTGCCCAAAGTGACTCACTTCCTGTCGCGCCAGGCTCCCACACGTTATTGTCAATCAATGATACCCATATCTTTTCAATGTGCCGCACTTTATCGCCAGTCATGTAAGGATTAGTAGAAGACGGCTGCTCCCATTCGGGAATTACTCCCGGATCGGGAATAAGGACCTTCGCCCACAGCGATACCGCAACATCTGGAGTCCAGTCATCCTGTGCCATATGTGCCTGAATGCAGCTGTACAGAATGCCGTCATAAGTCCTTCTGTCTCCGACTTCATACTCTGTGTCAGTCTCCCATCGCTCGAACAGTTCCGGGGACTTTGCAGCCTCTTCATCCGGCAGCGACTGTGCCGCCATAACTACATTAGGGCGTAACTCTCTTGCTCTGTCTGCGTAAATACCCATTACTCCACCTCCCCGGTCAGAATATCGTATCCTTCTGCTTTGTCAGCATCGACAGGATCTTTAACCACAGTTTCAATTATCGTGGGGTCAGTCTTCGTTCCGACCGCCTCCAGGATATACTCAGCAACATACGCTGTGCCTTCAGCTCTCACATTCATTTCTGACAGCTTGAAGTTCGTATAATGCCCAACATCGTGTCCTTCGTCATCACGGATAGTCAGTCTGGACAGGTTCGTCAGGTGCATCGTTTCATAAATCTGTCCGGCTTCTGTGATAGATGTGACCGGAATGATAATGTGAAAGATGTTTGACTGGTTGTCGATAGTGTAGGTACTCCCATCATTGAGTATCAGCTTCATTGCGGCTCCTTTCCTTCGGTTGATAACCATAAAAAAACGCACCTGTTTAAGGTGCGCTTTTGCATGAATATCAACGTGAGTGTTTATGCTATCAACTTAGGCGTTGATACGATGAACGGACAGTGCGGCTGTCCATGTCTATATAGATTTGTGTAGTTTGCGGATTCGCGTGACCGGCAAGTCTTTGGATCTCGCCCATTGGCATTCCTCGCCGGTTGCATCTGGTTATCATAGTTCTTCTAAAACGATGCGCATTAGCCTTTACTCCAACACGCTTTCCTATCTCTTTTAAAGCCTTCTGTGCGCCTGCTGCCGCCAGTCTCCTATGTGGTGATAGCCTCGTTACGAATAATGCCTCACAATCGTCTGTACGGCTTTGTAGGTACATTCTTAAGTGATATGCGCACTCTTCCGTGAACAGGACTTCTCGTTCGGCTTTTCCTTTGCTTCCGTAGATAATCAGTGACCTTGTATCAAAGTCTATGTCATCACGGTTTACGGATACCGCCTCACTGATTCGGCAGCCAGTGGAATCTAAGAAATACTGTAAAGCCTTATCGCGGAGATTGTCCGCTCCTTCTCTCAGCTTCTCCAGGTCTTCGCCGGAGAAGGCCTTCTTCACTTTCCTTGTTACCCTGATCGCCGGTATTCCTTTACATGGATTTCTGAAGATTAACTCTTCATCACACATCCATTCGAAGAAGGAAGACAAGTTCCGCAGCTTGTTATTCAGAGTTACTTTGGAAACGTGCGGCTCAACTTGCAGAAGGAATGCTCTTACATCACCGGAAGTAATCTGCTCCGGTGTTTTCTCGATCATTCGCCTCAGTTCGTTCAGCGTTAACAGATACTGTTTCAGACTGGACTCAGCACAGCCTATCATGCGTTTCTGCTGACAGTAGCGTTCTATGTACCACTCCCAGTCTGCGTGTTTGCGGTTGTTAGATACAATCACTGTATCCTTCAGCGCGACTATTAAAGAAGCCTCCAGTAATGTCTTCTGCTCCTTTGTAAGTGTTCCGTCCATCCGCTCCAGTACGTTGTTAATGATAGTTTCGTTCATAAAAAAGCCCCTCCCTTCGTGTACGCAAAGGTTAGGGTCATGGTATAATAACCTTAACCTTTACAAGGTTTGGGTAGGAATTTCTGATTGGTAGTCGGGTTCCTACCCTTCTTTTTTAGTTTCTTCCTATATTATACACTATCGTTCGCCACAATGGACGGCTGTTCAGAAAATGACAGTTTAGCGAAC